ACAATTGGCCTTCCACCATCTGCATTCTTCACTTCATCGGTTTCACTAAACCCAATACCCTTCATCATCTGGGCATGGGCTTCTTTCACCTTCACTTTTACGGCTGTAAAGGACCGGGGGATAATTCTCGGGACCTGGAAAACATAACCAAGTCTAAAATCATCCCCCCCCGCTGCATATAGCTGCGCAGGACCATTGCTGGGATCAGCAATTAGAAAACCAGGATTGGTTCTCTCTGAGGAATCTGATCCCTCAATTGGCACACAAAACATCTTGTATTGTGTTACTGGAGGTGTTTGAAACGAGAACTCTCGTCCTGGGCTGCAATAAACCCCTGGACCGGTTCCCGGTGTTCCACTTGATGGTGTGAGTCCACCATAATCAAACAGCTGGCTAAAAGCAGGAAAATATCCCGCTTCAGTGTCTTCAGTCATATAACAAAGACGAACATTTGGACCAGCTGGAATGATAAAACGAACACTCCCGTACCAGTAACGATACATCCGAGAATACCAATTGATGTTACCACAAGGTTGATTACCTTGGATACTGATGAAATTTGTGAGGAGGAAGTTGATAGCAACAGGTTGACCTCCCCAAACTGTAAACATAATAGAATATCTTTTCATCAGATCACACATGTCCGATCTGTCTTGTCTCGTGATAACTGTTGCTCCTTGCGATGCTGGTTTAACTTCCATGGTTGGGACATTCTCGTCGGTTGCGACGAGAGTTTGTTCCGCCGAAAGCATTTGTAAATAGGCGACAGGTTCTTGTCCTGTCAAAGCCTTACAAAACTTCTCTCTCTGCGGATTCCGTCGTTTACGAATTCTTGGACACCACTCCAAGTACTCGTACATGATATCCCAATCCTCATTATTGTCATCCATAATACCAGCATTCCACATTGCAATTATCGCTCTATACGTCAGGAGCGATTCACTGATTTGCGCTCTCTCCAAGCACTCCATAAGATGGAGTCGTAGTTCTTCCCATGCTTGTCTCTCCCAACCAAAACAACGCTTCAACACATCGTTACAGTTTGAGACAATCGCCTCTCGAGCTGGTAGA